CCGCCAGTATCCCCTCATCAGCGACAATGCCAATGGCGGTCGCGAGCAACCACTAGCACCAACCCCAATCGCAGGCCCTCAGACGGCCGGAAGGGTGCTGCCTCATGTCTAAACTAGAGACAGGTAGACCAAAGACCGGTGGGCGCCAGAAGGGCACGCCGAACAAGACCACGGCCGCGCTCAAGGACGCCATCATCCTGGCAGCCGAAAGGGTCGGCAAGGACGGTAAGGGCCAAGACGGCCTTACCGGCTATCTCGAGCATGTCGCCTCAACCGATGTGAAGGCGTTCGCCTCCCTGCTCGGCAAGGTGCTCCCAATGCAGGTGACCGGCGAGGATGGTGGCGCCGTAGTGGTAGAGATTCATCGGTTTGCGCATCAGTCTGCCTAACGGCTGGCAACCGCGGCCCTACCAACGTCCTTTGTGGGACTATCTGGAGAACGGCGGCGACAGGGCGATTGAGATCGCGCACCGTAGATGGGGCAAAGATGACCTCGTATTGCATCGAACCGCTATCGCTGCTCATGAAAGGGTTGCGAGCTACTGGCACTGCCTGCCGGAGTATGAGCAGGCCCGCAAAGCCATCTGGACCGCGGTCAACCCGCATACCGGCCGTCGCCGTATCGATGAAGCATTCCCCGAAGCCATAAGGGACAGCAAGGATGAACAGCAGATGTTCATCCGCTTCAAGAACGGATCGACGTGGCAGGTCATTGGTTCCGATCGCTACAACAGCCTGGTTGGTGCCGGCGTAGCTGGGGTGACGTTCTCTGAGTGGGCTCTGTGCAACCCATCCGCATGGGGCTTCATTCGGCCTATGGTGGAAGAGAACGGCGGCTGGGCGACGTTCATCACCACGCCTCGAGGTCGCAACCATGCCAAGTCGCTCTATGACATGGCGTTGGCTGACATGCAGAAGGGCGGACGCTGGTTCGCTGAACTGTCGAGCATCACGCAAACCGGCGCGCTGACGCAGCAGCAGCGCGACGAGAGTTTAGCGGAATACATCGCCCTGTTCGGTGAAGATCTGGGCACGGCACAATTCGAGCAAGAATATCTCTGCTCGTTCAATGCGGCGATCCTTGGTGCGTTCTATGCCCGCGAAATGACCCGGCTCAGGGCAGACGGGAGAATACGGCCCGTTGTCGTGATCCCGGGTAGGCCGGTCCACCGGGCTTGGGACATAGGGGTCAAGGACGACACGTCGATCTGGTGGTTTCAGGTCGTCGGTGGGCGGCCGTACATCCTCGACTGCTACACGGCCAGCGGTGCGGGCGTAGATCACTACGCAGAGATTTGCGAGCAGCGGCGAGACGAGCACGGCTGGGCGGCCGGCATCGACTATGTACCGCATGACGCAAAGGTCAAGGAATGGGGCTCCGGCCGAACCCGCGTCGAATCCATGCAGGCGCTCGGGCTCAATCCCCAGGTAGTGCCGCTCGCCTCCAAGCTAGACGGCATTCAGGCGGCCCGCACGACACTGAAGACAGCGGTGTTCGATCCTCGATGCGAGGAAGTAGGGCTTCCTGCGCTCGAGCAGTATCGGCGCGAATGGGACGACGACCGCAAGACGTTCAAGGCCAACGAAGTTCACGACTGGACCAGTCACCTTGCGGACGCCTTCCGCTATCTCGCGATGGCGTGGAAGCAGGCGCCAGCAGAGCGTGAAGAGCAAAAGCCAGTCGCCCCCCCACCAGGCCAGTTCGCCATCCCTGCCCACAAGATGGGCGGGAAGGTTCAAGGCAGGATCAAGCTAGGGTAATCGATGACCGATACACTCGACCCTGCTGAGGACGAGGCGCTTGATCCCAGCATCAAGCCCAAGAGTTCCAAGGCATGGCTGGCGTCCATCGTGGATGCGGAAAAGGCATTCGACCAGTATCAGCGCAAGGCTGATGCTATCGATAAGCTCTACGCCGACCTGAACAAGCTCGCCTCCGATGTGAGGGATCGCGAGTTCCAGCTGTTCTGGGCCAACATCGAGGTGCTCAAACCATCGATCTATGCCCGCCCGCCTGTCCCGGTGGTGACGCCGAAGTTCAAAGACCGCCGTCCGCTCTACCGCACCGCGTCCGAACTGCTCGAGCGCTGCTGCATCGTCAGCTTCGACCTTGCCGATATCGATCAGGTCATGCGCCAGGTGCGCGATGATCTGGCGGTCAATGGTCGCGGCGTTCCTTGGGTGCGGTACGAAACCAAGGGCGAGGATCGTTATCCGACTGAGCGGGTGTGCATCGAGCACAAGGACCGCAAGGACTTCCTGCACCAGCCAGCGCGTGAATGGTCTGAAGTCGGCTGGGTTGCCGGCGCAGCCTACATGACCCGCAAGGAAATGCGGAAGCGCTTCCGCAAGACCAGCGGCGATGCGTACCAGACCGCCTCGTTCAACGTCCTCAAGGACGACAAGGACGATGGTGGCGCCGACAACAGGCAAAAGGCCAAGGTCTGGGAAGTCTGGTCCAAGACCGAGAACCGCGTCGTCTGGGTCACGGAAGGCGTGGAATCCCTGCTGGACGATGGCGAGCCGCACCTGAAGCTTGAAGGCTTCTACCCGTGCCCGCGGCCCGCATATGGCACCACGCAGCGCCGATCCCTGATCCCCGTTCCGGACGTGCTGTTCTACAAGGACCAGTTGGAGGAGATCAACGACACCACGGCCCGCATTCATGCGCTGGCTGACAGCCTGCAGGTCAAGGGATTCTATCCTGCCGGTGCAGGCGAGATTGGTGATGCCATCCAGGCTGCGCTAGACCGGCTCGACAATCGCCAGATCCTCGTCGGCGTATCGAACTGGGCCATGCTGGGGCAGGGCGCTCCAAACGACATGATTGTGTGGCTGCCGATCGATCAGGTGGCGTCCGTCATCGTTCAGCTGGTGGAACTCCGCCGGCAGATGATCGAAGACGTGTACCAGATCATGGGTCTCAGCGACATCATGCGCGGCATGACCGATGCGCAGGAAACCCTCGGCGCACAGGAACTGAAGTCGCAATACGGCTCGGTTCGCATCCGCGACAAGGTCAGCGAGCTTGTGCGGGTGGCCCGCGACCTCGTGCGCATCGCCGCCGAGATCATGGCGGAGAACTTCTCCAAGAAGACGCTTCTGGACATGAGCCAGATGCAGATTCCGACCGACGCCGAGATTGCCGGGCAGATCAAGGAACTGGAGCAGCAGGCGCGGGAGCAGCTTGACGGCATGGCGCGGCAGGCATTGGCCCAGCCCGGCGCCGCAGAGCAGGCGCAGCAGAACCCCGAGCAGGCCCGGGCATTGGTGGCGCAGGCCACGCAGCAGATCGAAGCGCAGCTGGCGCCGCAGATCGCCAAACTCGAGGCCACGCCGACGCAGGAAAAGGTCATGGCCTTCCTACATGATCAGAAGATCAGGCCGTTCGTACTGGACATCGAGACTGACTCGACCATCCAGCCAGACGAGCAAAGGGAGAAGGAGCAGCGCACCGAGTTCCTGTCTGCATTCATGCAGGCGTCTCAGGGGCTAGGGCAAATGGTTGCCGCTGCGCCCGAGGCGGCGCCGCTAGCCGGCGAAATGCTTAAGTTCGTGCTGGCCCCGTACCGTGCCGGCCGCTCGATGGAGCAGGCTATCGATGACTTCGTAGAGTCGGTGAACAAGCGCGCCAGCCAGCCGCCTCCTCCCAATCCGGAGCAGATCAAGGCGGAAGCCGACGCAGAGGCCAGCAAGGCTTCTGCGCAGGCTGATACCATGCGGGCTCAGGCCGAAGCGGCGAAGGCCCAGTCCGAGGGACAAGAGGCGCAGGTCGCTCAGGTTGAGAAGCTGGCCGGCATCAAGTCGAAGTCCGAGGAAGATGCGCTGAACCGCCAGATCAAGGCGCAGGAAGCGCAGGACGCCAGTGCACAGCGCAGGCAGGACCTGGCCGACAAGGCGGCGCTCGCGGACATGCAGCGCAAACAGCAGGCCGAGAAGCACATGCAGGACATGGAGCTTGGTCGGCTGAACATCGATCTGCTCAACACCAAGATCACTCAGGCCAATGTCGCGACCAAGAACTCGCTCGAGACAACTGCCGCGGGTGTGGCGGCGACTAAGGCGAAGGCCACTCAGCAGCCGGAGGCAAGGTAAATGGCCCTGACCCATCTACCGGTCGTTGTCGTCGCCTCAGGTGGCCTGCCCGTCGTCAAGGTTGCCGAGGCATCGACCAACCAGGCGGCGCCAATGACTGTCGTGGACAGCGGTAAGCCCGGCGTTGCCATCACGCTCGTGTCGGCCTTCGGAACGCCCGCCAAGCTCTATAACGCCTCCGGCGCCGAGTACGTGCCGGCATGAGGGTGGTTGGTGGACTTCGCTACAGGGTCTGCCCCGATTGTGGGGACATGCACGACAAGTACGAGTGGCCGGACAATCATCGCCGCCCCGACGAGGTCTTGGCGGCGCCGTCTGTAATTAGCGATGTGATGGACCCCGTTCGGTCGCAAGGCAATGGCCGGATTTACGACAGCAAGTCCGAAATCCGGAAGCACTACCGGCGCGACGGCTTCACGGAAGTTGGCAACGACCCAGCAAGGAAGCGTCCGAAGAAGCGAGAAAAGATCGACGGCAAGGCGATAGCCGAGAGCGTCGACAAGGCCATTGCCCGCTTCAACCGAGGCGAGCGCATCAAGGGCAAGGCGCGGGCCAACGACGGGCCTTACCGCGCACCGATCTAGCCACCACCTCCTCTCAGACAGGAAACCTCCCGATGTCCACCGAAGCCGTCTCTTTCGACGGCGGCGCACCTGCGCCTGCCGAATCCGCCGCCATCATCGATCTCGCCGATGCCGACCGCGCTCCATCTGCCCTTGGGTCGCAGATCCCGGAACAGGATCAGGGCGACAGTCAGCCCCCCGACAAGCCGTCCAAGTCCATTGACGACGCTCTGGACAAGGCCATCGCCAAGCAGGCCGAGAAACCTGCTGAGAAGCCTCAGCCCAAGGTTGAGACGAAGCCGGTTCCGAAGCCGGAGGAAAAGCCCCAGCCGCAGCGAGGCGAGCATGGGCACTTCGCGTCCAAGGAGCAGTCTGCTCCACAGCCCCAGCCGGCGCAGCAGCCCGACCAGCAAGCCCAGCGATGGGAGGCCCCGTCCCGGTTCAGCACTGAGGGCAAGCAGCACTGGGAGACAGCTCCAGAGCCCGTCAAGGCCGAAGTGCATCGGGCCATTCGGGAACTCGAAAGTGGACTGCACGAGCATCAGCAGCGGTGGGAGCCGCTGAAGCAGTACGACGAACTCGCCAAGCAGAGCGGTACCACGCTCCACGAGGGACTGGAGCGCTACATCGCCTTCGACCGCCACCTGAGCGAAGACCTGGTTGGCGGGCTTGAGGGCGTCATCCGCGACAAGACAGGCGGCCAGTACGGCATCCGCGATATCGCGGCCCATGTGCTGGGCCAGTCACCCGACCAGAACCAGTCGCAGGCCGACGCCGCGACCCATCAGACCAATGCGCGTATGGCGCAGTTGGAAACCAATATCCGGGCGCTCACCAGTCACATCGTTGAGCAGGCCCGAACTTCGACGGCCAGCGAGGTCCAATCGTTCTCGCAGGGCAAGGATGACTTCGAAGTGCTCGCCCCACAGATCGCGGAGCATATCCGCAGTGGGAAGAGCCTTCCAGATGCCTACGCACAGGCACGCTCTGACGCCGAGGATATGGCGCGCAAACTGGGGTTCATCCCTCAGGGCGCCTCCCGGCAGACTGCTCCGCTCAACCCGGAGCCCCCCACTCCCGCGCCGCTCAACCCGGCCGGCACGAAGTCCGTATCGGGATCGCCTTCAACTCCGACCCCAGTGGGAAGGAAGAAGGGCGGCCCGCTCCCCTCCATTGACGAGACGCTTTCGAGGCTTGGCCTCTAGCGCTCAATCACTGAAAGACACTCCCAAATGTCCATCAACCCTGTGGTTGCATACCAGCAGGTTCTCTCGATGGCCCTCGAGGATCGCACTCCCGGCTATCAGGACCTGGTGTCCAACAACAACGCTTTCTTCGCGGTGCTGAACCGCAAGGGGCTCTGGCAGGACTATTCCGGTCCTCGCATTCGTGAAACCCTGCAGATCGACAAGGCCGACATCCAGTGGGCTGGCGGCTTCGACTTCCTGAACAACGCTCCCATCGAGCTGTTCAACGACGCCTGGTTTACGCCAAAGATGGCCTTCGTTCCGATTTCCCTCTCGATGGAGGAAATCTGGAACAACCGCGGCGAGAACCAGATCAAGCCCGTTCTCCGTTCGTATCTCGAGGCGGCTGAACGCGCTCTGCGTGATGGCATGGACGAAGCGGCCTATTCTGACGGCACCGGATTCGGTGGCAAGGAAATCGGCGGCCTCGACCTCGCTATTCCGCTGGTCGATGACCAGGGCACCTACGGCGGCATTTCGCGCCTCGATAACGCGATCTGGCGCACCACGACCTACGACGCCGATACGGACTTCACCGACATCGGCACGCAGGTCAACTCGACCACCATCCGCCGCTACTACATGCGCATCATGAGCCAGCACACCCGTGGCACCCGTGCCCCGGACCTGGGCCTGCTCAGCCAGCAGCACTACGAAGCCTATGACGCCGCCACCGTCGCGATCCAGCGCATCCAGCGTTCGGGCGGCCTCGGTGAACTCGGCTTCTCCACGCTCGAGTACATCGGCGCCAACCGCCGCATGGAGCTGGTCCTCGCTGGCGGCCTCGGCACCCCGATGCCGGCCAACACGACCTTCTTCCTCGAGACGGACAGCTTCCGCGTCCGCGTCAACCCGGCCAACAACTTCGACAAGCTGTTCGACGGCGACGGCCAGATGCCGATCAACCAGGCGGCAATCGCCCAGTTCATCGGCTGGATGGGTGAGGTCACACAGGTGAACCCGCGCTTCCACGCCCGCTTCTACGACAGCGATCCGGCGTCCTGATCGGGCACAGAGAAAGGAACTACTTCCATGGTTTGGAAAATCCTCAACCCGGCCCTCGGCATGCCGGCGATTGGTGAAGTCGTTGACCAGGCGGACGGCTATGTCGAGCCCGTCCCCTACGGCCTCATCGTGCAGGCGTTCGACGAGACTTACGGCGCAGGCGAGTTCATCTTCCTCAAGGGCGTTGCCAGCACGGCTCAGTACAACGCCGTTGTCTACAACGAGGACGATTACTCAACAACGCGCACCGTTGCCGATCTGATTGGCCCTGTCGCCATCGCCATGGGCGCCATCGTCGCCAGCAAGTGCGGCTGGTACCAGATTGGCGGCAAGGGCGTCGTTACGGCCGGCACGGTTACCGACAACGGCAACGTCTACGTTACTGCCACGCCCGGCTCTCTCGATGATGCTGTCGTTGCTGGTGACCGCGTCAAGCGCGCGAAGTTCGCATCGGCGAATGGCACCCCGTCGACTGGCCTCGCGGAGATCGAGATCCAGCGTCCGTTCGTGGACGACGGCACCGCCGCCTAGCTCAAAAGGGAGCGGGGTTTCGGCCTCGCTCCTCCCACACCCTCTCAGACAGGACAATCAACATGGCTCAGGTTGAGGTCGTCGCCTTTTTCAAGAATGAACCCCGACTGGACAAGGGGGCCTCCGAGAAGGAAGGCCGCCCCATCTATGTCGATCGCGAAGTGTGCGTAATCCGCATCCCCGGAGACGGCAACCGCGTGGTTGTGCAGCCAGCCGATCACGGGAAATGGGAAACCGACCCGATCACCAAGGCCCGGCGCCTGGTCACGTTCAAGGAACGCTTCTTGCGCCAGTACGAACAGTTCAAGGCTGGCGAGGCCCAGTCTCAGGCGGGCACGCCGCTCAACGAACTTCCGTTCCTCACCGAGGCCAAGCGCAGGGAACTTCGCGCAGTCGGCGTCCTCACGGCGGAAAACCTCGCAGCCCTCGAGGGCAATCAGTTGAAGTCGCTGGGGCAGGGTGGCCGCAAGCTCAAGGACCAGGCGGAAGCCTTCCTGCTCAACGCTCAAGGGCTGGTGGATACGCTCGGCATGACGAACCAGATAGCGGAGCAGGCCAAGCAGATCGAGGCGCTGAGCGCCAAGATCGCTGCACTGCAAGCCGGCAAGCCCGCCGAGGAAACGGCGCCCGCCAAGGCGTCACCGTTCGATGACTACGAAGCGGACGATATTCGCGCCTGGCTGAAGGACGCGGCGCCCAATCGCGAGATCGACGGCCGCTGGGGCAAGGCCAAGCTGATCGAGGTCGCGGACGAAGTGAATGCCGAACTGCAGGGCAATAAGGGCCTCAACTGATGACCGTCTTGACCGTAGTTCAGAGTGCATCCCTCAGGATCGGCGTCACGCGTCCGACCGTGCTGTTTGCCGGCACGACGCGTGAGCTGCTTGAGCTGCAGAACGCGGTCAACGACGCGGCCAAGATGATTGCCTTCGACAGCGGCCACGATTGGACCGCCCTGAAGGCTCTCGGGACTTTCACCGGGGACGGGACGAGCCTCGCGTTCGATCTGCCCCCGGACTATCGGAGGATGCTGAAGAAGACCCAGATGTGGCCGTCGTCCTCGCCGTCCTCGCCGTTGACGCACGTGATCGACAGCGACAAATGGCTGGGGACGCAGGTTCAGAATTTCTCGCCCGTCCTCGGCATGTGGACGCTGATCGGCACGCAGGCCCACATTCGTATCGGCGGCGCAACGGGCGCCCTCGGCAGCGGCGACACGGTCCAGTTCTACTACGTCACAAACAAGGTAGCCCAGGACAGTGGCGGCACCGCCAAGACCGAGTTCACGGCGGACGACGACACGTTCAAGCTCGATGATCGGTTGCTGACGCTCGCACTCATCTACAAGTGGAAGCAGGCCAAGCAGCAGGACTACGCCGAGGCGATGTCCGACTATGAGAATGCGCTGTTCGAGCGCATCGGTGCGGACAAGGGGCCGTCAATCATTGCCGTAGGTCGCCCGCGCGTACCCGCCAATGTCGGACTAGCCTATCCGTGGCCGTTGGGCTCGTGACCATGTACGCCCGTCACAAGCGCGTCCCTGCGCCACGCAGGAAGGCGCCAGACCCCCAGCACAAGCCGTTCATCGCGCCCACGTCTGGGTGGATATCGGCTACCAACCTCGCCGCAGCTCCTCCGGGCTCGGCTGCGGTGCTGGAAAACTTCTATCCGACGACCACGGGCATCAAGATGCGCGCGGGGTCGCGCAAGCACGCCACCGCGGAAGCAGGCCAGCCGCTGGAAAGCTCGTTCTCCTATGTGGGTGCGGCGAGCAAGACGATGTTCGGAGCCTGCAACGGCTCGATCTTCGACCTGACCACTGTTGCGGACCCGAGTGTTCCGCCGTCCGCCGCCGTAACAGGCCAAACGAGCGACTACTACTCGTCGCTGAACTTCTCAACGCCGGGGGGGCATTTTCTGCTTGTCGCCAATGGAACGGACGACATCCAGAAGTACGACGGATCGGCATGGGCGGCGCTCACCACCGGGGTAAGTCCGGGGCAGATCTATGGTGTCGCCTCCGACAGCATCACCCACCTCAACGCTTACCGCAATCACATCTGGCTGGTGCAGAGCGGCACGCAAAGCGCGTGGTACCTTCCAACCGACCAGATCGCAGGGACGGCCACCGAAGTGTCCCTGGCAGGCGTGTTCCGCAATGGCGGCACGCTGCTTTTCACGGCCACATGGTCGCTCGATGCCGGCGACGGTCTGGACGACAAGATTGCGTTCGTCTCCACCGAAGGGGAGGTAGCGGTCTACCAGGGCGACCCGGCGATTTCTGCGGAATGGGGACTCGTCGGCCTATACGAGGCGGCGCCCCCGATGGGCAAGAATGCGTTCCTGAAGGTGGGCGGGGATCTGCTCATCC